AGATTGATCGTTCTAAGAAAGGTGTTACTAAGCATAAAGAAAATCCAAACAGATTCAGTGACGAAGAGCATACTGAGCCTAAGTCACAAGCAAAGTCAAAGTCTGCTGCTGAGAAAGCAGGTGACAAAGCCCACGATAAAGCACAAGAGAAAGATAGTAAAGCATGGGGCAAAGCTAATCCAGGTAAACAAACTATTATGAAGGGTGGCGTTAAAACCACCAACGAGACTGCTGTTCCTATGAATCCTGATGGCGCTACAGCTCCGCCAAAAAAGAACCCTAAGACAGGGCGTTATCCAGTAATCACTTCTGGTCCTAATAAAGGTAAAGAGTGGAGTGCTGCTGCACCTGGTCCAACAAATCCTGCAATGAAAGAAGGCAAGAAGCCAGATTTCTTAGACATGGACAAAGACGGCGACAAGAAAGAGCCAATGAAGAAGGCAGTTGCTGATAAGAAAGCAGGACCACAGAAAGGTGTTAATCCTTTTGCTAAAGTAAAAGAAGCTGCTGACAAATGTAATCACACTGCAAAAGGTAAGTCATGCCCAGTACACGGTCTAAAAGAATGTGGTAGTATGTATGAAGGTGACAAGTTTGATCCATTGAAGCACGTTAAGAATCCTACCAAAGGTGAAAAGACTGCGGCTAAAGATGTTAAGCGTGGTAGCTACGGAGATCGTGCAGCCATGTTGAAGTCAGCAGAAAAAGACGGTCGCTTAAAGGGTTAATATCATGGACATGAAGAAAATACTCCAAGCAATGGATGGCGTTAAGGCCAAAGCTGAAGTAAATTCTTCAGACATGAAAAAGTTTCTTACTATTGTAGAAGGTAAAGGACCGTTAAACCGTTCTACTACTGCAGAAGCATTAACAATGCAACACTACACAGAACCAAAGAAAACAATCACTGCTCCAGTACTTAATGTAGCAGAAGGTGCAACGCCAAGTATGATTGGCAAGTACTTTGCTACTGTAGAACAAGAATTAAAAGAAGCTGCTGCTCGCCCTAATGAACGTGCTCGCCAATTAGCAGAACGTGTCATTGAGCGTGTAACTCAAAACGCAGACGGGTCATTACCTGATCCAAGTATCAATCGCCTAACAGGCAAACCTAATCCTCCAGCAGCAGAACCTGCACCAGCACCTAGTAATGTAAAGCCGGGTGGCGCAACTGTAGAGTACGGTGGTGAAACGTACGACGTGACAGTATTTGGTGACAAAAGTATTAGACCAAGAATAGCACGTAGTGACAAAGTTGTTAGTGCTAAGGTTTATACAATGGGCAACAAAATGTTTGTGATATTAGATTCACCAGCTCAAGAAGGTGTAACAGAAGATAAAGATCCTTGCTGGGACAGCCATAAAATGGTTGGTACAAAAAAGAAAGGTGGCAAGACAGTTCCTAACTGTGTGCCTAAAGAAGCAGTTAATCCTGCACAACAGGCAGCTATTGCTATTGCAAAAAAGAAAGCAGGTAAGAAATAATGGACGAGCTCAAAAAAGCAATGAAGATTGCATTTGCTAGTGAATATGCATTTGCTATTAAAGCACAAAACTTTCATTGGAATGTAGAAGGTCCGCTGTTCCCGCAACTACACATGTTGTTTGCTACAGTTTATGAAGAAGTATATGGTGCAATTGACGACTTTGCAGAAAATATTCGCAAGTTAGGATCATACACACCTGCTAGTTTCCAACGCTTTTCAATGCTAACACAAGTTGAAGATGAATTAAACATGTTAGAAGATAGAGCTATGATTGCAGAATTACTGCAAGACAGTGATAAAATGGTTAAATTGTTAAAGATAGTATTTGATCTTTCTGAACAAGCAGGCGAACACGGATTAAGTGACTTTATAGCAGGCCGCATGGATGCACATCGCAAGCACAGCTGGCAGCTAAGGGCTACTTCTAAAGAATAAGAACACACTACCTTAGGACCTTTGCGTTTTTAAGTGTGGGGAGGCTGCTGCCCGCAGAAAACGATTCGCTACCGTAGACTGCTAAGTGAGCATAAATATATTATAGATTATTTGGGGAACAAAATGGACTTAAAAGCATTGATGCAAAAGTTAGAAACTATTAACAAAACAGAAATTCTAACTGAATCAGAAAAGAAAGAAACAACCTGGACTGACAAGAGCGGTAAAAAGCATCCTGCTACACAAGTCAAAGGCGACAAGTATACAGGCAAGGAAGCTGAAAAAGACGCTAAGCCAAAGAAAGACGATATAGACGAACATTTCACTAGCGCCATTGCTCAAGCATTAGTTGAAGAATTTGGTTATGAGGTTGAAGAATCTACGTTAACTGAAAATCCACATGCTAGTGATCCTGCAAAATCAGCAGCATGGGCAGCATTAAGTCCAGAAGATCAAAAGTGGTTAGGCGGTGCTGATCCAACTGACCCAGCTATTTTAGCTCGCGCTCCTAACAAAGGTAAGCCGGCAGCACCAGCACCAGGCGGCACTAAGCCAGCAGGTGCACCAGCATTAGTAGGAACACAGAACCAAGCACCTGATGCGGCTGCTCAGGCTAGCCGAATTGCTGATAGAATGGATGCAGAAGCAGGTGCAAATACTGCAGGGCAGGCAGCTGCTCCGGCAGCAGTAGATCCAGCTGCCGATCAACAAACTATTGACCCTGCTAAATTAGCAAGATTTAAAGAACTACTGGCAAAGGCAGCTACTCCAGCGGCGCCAAAACCTACACAAATTGCTCCTGCTCCTAAGAAGCCAGCAACTGGTGCTTCTACTAAACCATCACAACCGTTACCAGGTGTAACAGGTGTACCCGGCGCACAAATTTCAAATACACCAGCAGCAGAATCAGTAACTTACGAAGACGATCAAATATTACTTGCTATTAAAAACGTAAGATTTTAAAATGAAAGACCCGATCTTAGAATCTTTAAATACCATTCGTAGATTAGAATCGCCCGAGGTTCTAAACGAAGCTGCGGTTGCTGCACCAGCGGCAGCAGCTGGCAAGGGAATTGGAAGATTTATCCCAGGTGTTGGTGCTGCCTTAGGTGCATATGATGCTTACGGTCGTGCTAAACAAGGTGATTGGGCAGGTGCTGGATTATCAGCACTAGGTGGTGCTGCCAGTTTAATTCCAGGTGTTGGCACAGCAGCTAGTATAGGCATTGCAGGTGCTCAAGCACTACGTGATAAACAGCGTACTGGTAGCTACTTACCAGGCGAAGATGAAATTGCTGCGGCTGTTGCTAAAGATGCGGCTCCACAAGCAGGTGCGGCTAAACCAGCGGCTGCTCCTACACCTCCAGGTGCTGATCCAAAGGTACTTGCATTACAAAAACAATTAATTGCCAAAGGTGCTAAAATTACAGCAGATGGCAAAATGGGGCCAGCTACACAGGCTGCTATGAAACAATTCCCCGGCGTAGCCGTGGCAGAACAAAATAAAGGAAACGATATGTCTGAATCACAAAAAATTGCAGAGCTAAGAGATCGTCTTGCTCAATTAGAACAAACTCAACAAGTGGCTGAAGGTCCGTTAGATGCAATTAAGGCTGGCGCTCAAGGTATAGGCAACTTTTTTAAAGGTGCTAAAGCAGGAGCACAAGGTGGAACTGCCGCTAGTAATGTTGCATCAGGCGCAGCCAATTTAGGCAAAGCCGGAGATAAAGGAATGGCAGCTGCTCAAGCAGTGAAAGGGGCCGGTAATAAGGTTGCTGGCGCTGTTTCTAATAATAGAGGTAAGTTAGGAGTGGCGGCTGGTGCAGGAGCAATGGCTGCATTGAGTGGTGGTGGCGCAACTAAACCAACTGATCCAGTTAAGCCTCCAGTTAAGCCAGCAGTTACTCCAACTGCTGATCCAGCAACAGCTTCTGCAACCAGTTTAACTACAGATGAAGAAGGTGAGATGGGAGTGTTAGCTCAAGAACTCGGAGCACATATGGGCCGCGTTCCAGATCTTGATGCATTGCTATTACAATACGAAAAACTTCGTCCTGGTGCTGCCAACGCGGCTCCATAAAAAAGCGCCCCTGGGGCGCTTTTTTAATGATAGTTACCTTGGTAACAATGTCGGATTTCGTGTCCTACATCATGTAATGTAGGATTTTTCTTTGTATAGATAGTACAGGTTCTAGTGGCAAAGTTCCAAAACGCACAAGCATCTACTTTATAATTGAATCCACCATGGCCTCGACGTTTATATTCATTTTGACAAACCTGTTGTACATTCTCAACAGGCTTCCAAGTGATTAGCATAGTTTCAACCTCGTTGTCTTTAGTACTAAACGCGGCATCAGGATTGAACCATTGGGCAGAAACGTTTGAACAAATTAACAAACTAATTAACAAAGATTTTTTCATATGTGTTGCTCTGTGTAGCTAAGTATGTTATTATTATACAATACTTTTAAAGGAATGTCAATGAGTACACGCATGTATGGGCCTGAAGAAAAAGCCAAATTAGAACGTTTGATCAACGAAGGTAGTACCGTTTTACGTGAAATTGAGGATTTGAAAGAAGGGCTCAAAGAAACGGTTAAAGCTGTGGCAGAAGAATTGGAAATTAAGCCAAGTGTTATTAATAAAGCAATAACTATTGCCCATAAAGACAATTGGAAAGAGCACGAAAGTGCTTGGGAAGATGTTGAAATGATTTTGGGTGTTACTGGACGCTTGCCGCAAGATTAATGGAATTTATAAAAGGCATTTATAATTGGGCAAGGACAGACTATCGAGAATGGCCTACTCGATTTACACTGGAAATTACAGCATGGTTCATGATTAGACTACTAAATATGTAAGAGAAAGGTTTAGTCAGCCATAAATGACAACGTAGGTATTTGCAGGCCTTAAATTGCATAGGAGAAACAATTTGTACGTAGATGCATTCTTTCAGCGTGATGCTGATATCGTGAAGGTAGTCGAACGTAGCACAGAGGGGAAACGAGTATTCAAAGAGTTTCCTGTACGCTATACGTTTTACTATCCAGACCAGAGGGGTAAGTACCAAAGTATTTACGGTGACCCTTTATCAAGAGTTGTATGTAAAAACTCAAAAGACTTCCGCAAGGAATTGTCAATTAACTCAAACAAAACACTATTTGAAGCAGATATTAATCCTATCTTCTCTACACTTAGTGAAAACTATCTCAATCAAGACGCACCAAAGCTCAATGTAGCTTTCTGGGATATTGAGGTGGACTTTGATCCAGAACGTGGCTATGCTAGTCCAGAGGACGCATTTATGCCAATTTGACAACGAAGCAGATATGCTAGATACGTTCTTGAACCTAATACAAGACGCTGACATCCTAAGTGGTTGGAACAGTGAGGGCTTTGATATGCCCTATACGGTTAACCGCATTACTAAAGTATTAAGCAAAGACGACACCCGTAGATTATGCTTGTGGGATCAATATCCTAAAAAACGTGAGTATGAAAAGTATGGAAAAACAGCTACTACTTATGACTTGGTTGGTCGCGTTCATTTGGACAGTCTCGAGTTGTACCGCAAGTACACCTATGAAGAACGACACACCTATCGATTGGATGCAATCGGAGAAATGGAAGTAGGTGAAAGTAAAACTGTTTACGAAGGTACACTGGATCAACTGTACAACAACGACTTCCGTAAGTTTGTTGAATATAACAGACAAGATACTGCACTATTAGATAAACTAGATAAAAAACTAAAATTTATTGACTTATCTAATAAACTAGCACACGAATGTACTGTATTACTACAGACCACAATGGGTGCTGTAGCTGTTACTGAACAGGCTATTATTAACGAATGCCATCGTAGAGGATTCCAAGTTCCTAATCGCCCTAAACGCGATGAAGAAGCAGACAACTCAGCCGCAGGTGCGTATGTAGCGTATCCTAAAGAAGGCATTCAAGATTGGATTGGCTCATTAGACATTAACTCACTGTACCCTAGTGCTATTAGAGCACTTAACATGGGACCAGAAACTATTGTAGGACAGTTACGTCAAACTGCCACACAAGAATATATTGACGAACTTACAGCAAAAGGTAAGTCATTTGCGGCTGCATGGGAAGGCATGTTCGGTAGTGTTGAGTATACCGCTGTTATGAACAAAGAAATTGGCACAGAAATTACCATTGACTGGGAAGAAGGTGGAGTTGACAAACTAAGTGCTGCCGAAGTATATCGATTGATATTTGAAAGCAATCAGCCATTTATGCTTAGTGCCAATGGTACTATCTTTACCTACGAGAAAGAAGGAATTATTCCTGGATTGTTAAAACGTTGGTATGCCGAACGTAAAGAGATGCAGGCTAAACTAAAAGAATGTATCAAGGCAGGCAACAAAGTTGAAGAAGAATATTGGGATAAACGACAGCTCGTTAAAAAGATTAACCTTAATAGTTTGTACGGTGCCATTCTTAACCCTGGTTGCCGCTTTTTTGATAAGCGTATTGGACAAAGTACTACACTAACAGGTCGTCAAATTGTTAAACACATGGCAGGCAAGGTTAATGAGATTGTAACAGGTGACTATGACTATCGTGGTAAAGCTATTATCTATGGTGATACTGACAGTTGTTACTTTTCTGCTTACAAAACCTTACAAAAAGAAATTGATAAAGGTAGTATTCCATGGACTAAAGAAACTGTTATTCAACTCTATGACCAGATTGCAGAAGAAGTTAATAACACATTCCCACAGTTTATGTTAGATGCATTTCATTGCCCAAAGAACCGTGGCGAAGTTATTAAAGCAGGACGTGAGATTGTCGGTAGTAAGAGTTTGTTTATTACTAAGAAACGTTATGCCGTTCTTTACTACGATAAAGAAGGTAAGCGTACAGACGTAGAAGGTAAGCCAGGTAAGATCAAGGCCATGGGCTTGGATCTAAAACGTAGTGATACGCCAGAATTTATTCAAAACTTCTTAAGTGATATTTTGGAGAAAGTCTTAACTGGTGCTACTGAAACAGATGTATTAGACCATATTACTGAATTCCGTACTAACTTCAAGGCTCGACCGGGATGGGAGAAAGGTT